ATCGTCGGTCGCATGGATACAAAACCAAACACAATCGGTCAGCGCCTTGACGCCGTGCGTCACGCCCGCCTTGATCTCAATGCAGGCGGGCGCTTCAATGATCTCAACATCCTCGCCCTTCATCACGGCCACCTTGCCTTTCGCCAGGATCGACAGATGGCTGAAGTCGTGCGTATGCTTCAAGATGGCTGTGCCAGCAGGGAACTCAGCCTGCTTGGCATACAGTCCGTCGCTGAAGTGATGGGTGATCACGCAGTACGCTTCCACATGTACACGGTGATGTACGGCTGATAGTTGGCGTTGGTGCCAGACGAACCAGTTGAGGCCACCGTGGTCGTGATGTTTGCGGTGCCACTGGCAGTGGTGAAGCCGTAGTTAGCCACCAAGCTCTCACTACTAGAAACTACGGATGTCGGGCCATTTCCAGATTTTGTACTTTGCGTCAACGATCCGGTGTGCGTATGGCCCGAGTCAGTCGATGTAGCCGTATGAGTGTGGCTAACAGTAATTGCATCCGCACTACCGCCAGTCTCTTCAGCAGTATCAAACAGCGAGTTTCCTGAGTCATAGCCAACCATGACTCGACCAGCACCGAACGCCGTCCAAGTACCAAAACCAAGAAGCGTTCCAGGGTTAGTAGAAACTACAGCGGTATAGATCGCGCCGACCGGAAATAGCGCGGCTTTAACTGCCGTGATTGCCGCATCAACATACGCCGTAGTTGACAGCGCGGTGCTGTTGTTACCAGAACTTTGCGTGACGCCCGTCGTGCCTGTTGGCAACGAGGGCGTGCCTGTGAACGTAGGCGATGCCAGATCAGCCTTCGTCGCCACGGCTACGGCAATGTTGACAAACTCGGTGTTGATCTCCGTGCCCTTGACGATCTTCAGCGGATCGCCAGGCGATAGAGAATCCTTCGTCGCGAAGTTGGTGCTTTGAACGTAGTTACTCATGACATCTTCCCATCTTTCGATTGGATTTCGATTTTCTGGATCGACAGCGCTGACCCATTAATATTGGATTCGTATCCGGTCTGCACCACTTTTCCGCTGCCAGAAGCAGACGCAACCAGCGTCTGCAAGGCAACACCACTAGAGTAGTAGGCCACAGGCGATCCGTTGGCACCATACTCGGCAACGCCGTACTCAGACACGCCTTGAATCGGAATATAGGTGTTGACTGACTGATAGCTGGTATTGAAGTCAAACCCCCACTTGATCGTCACATACTGATTTGTTCCGCCAATCACGACCGCCTTGATCTTCTTCAGAATCGAAGTGATGTTCTGATTCCCAAGATCGGCGTGGTTCGTGAAGTACTGGAACCGATAAACAGATGTGTCGTCTAGATAGGTGCTGTACTTGCCGATGTAGCCGTTCTTGCCGATCAGCACATCACCATTGCGCCGTGACAGCAAAGCCGTCGGCTCAATCGAGTCCCAAGTCGTTGTCCGAAACGATCCATCTTGCAACTGGCCCCGCGTATCAAAGCAAAAGACCTGGCTGATAGAAGGCGTAGTCAGCAGATAGAACGCCTCAGTTTCTGAGTAGACCGACTTCACATTCGCCAGCGTCTCACCAGCGATAGCGGTCATCAGGTCATTACGGACATTCTTGGACAAGTCGCCCAACGGCGCTGACTTCTCGACAATCGTCCTGGCGAACGAGCGCACGCCAGAGTTGGACAGGAACAGGACATCCTTGCCCGTCGTCTGGATAGAGTCGCGGGCAATGCAACCGATCCCCCCTACCGTGTCGCTCAGGCTCATGGTGGAGGGCGTGGTGGCGTTCTGATACACCAGAATCTGGCGCTTGCCAAAGATGATCAGGAAGCCGTTGTGTGCGGCCAAGCCTTCAATCTCATCTGGGCCGTTAGGCCAAACCCGGTCCACATTGAGTGAGCCAGCCGTTCCGGTACTCCACACATGGCCTGCCAGAAGATCAGAGAAGTAGACCGTACTCTTGTTCGTAGTGGTGTTGGCCACCCACAAGCGACCAAAGGCCGAAAGAACGATATTGGAGTTCGTCACCGTCGCGACGTAGCCGGTCTTCTCGCTCACCCGGCGATAGGTCGTAGTGCTGACCGCCGGGTCATAGATCAGCGGATCGTGCCCGGTCTGGAAGAAGTAGGTAATGCCATTGAGCGACGCGCAAGACCAGTTGCTCGCCGAAATCGTGGGGGCCGTAGCCCCACCCCCGTAGGTCAACTCCACCACGGCATTAGAGCTGTTGAGCTTGAAGAGCTTGTTATTGCCAGCGAACAGCACAGTCAGCGTGCCGTCTGTTTGCACTAGCTCATGGATCACGCCAACATCGTTAGCGCCCAGGTTGCCAGACGAAGAGTTGACCTTCGCCCAACCCTTACGCGCTCCGATGCGACCATACTGGTCGATGATGCAGTTGGTCGCAACCAGCGCGAAGCCCGCCTGCAAGTCTAGAGGCGAGTCCTGCGTATTCAGCCCGTAGAAGCCGGGGGCCGAAATGCTGACTGATTGCAGCGCCTGGCTCATATCGGGACAAACTCTTGGTTCTCAGGGTAGCGGGTGCTTTCCAGCGCGATGTAGTCCGACAGCATCGAACGATAGAGCTGGTACGCCTCAGACGATGCCAGACCGCCATCCTCACCGCGCTCGACCAGCGCCCGAGCGAATGCGTTTTGCGCGACCAGCACATCAGGCACCAGCACAGAGGTGCTGTCCGACGAGAGCGTAGCCTGCGGGATAGTCAGAGAGAAGGTGATCGTGTAAACATTGTCGGGGCGCGGGTACAGAACCACCTTGGTGTCGCCGCTGCCATCCACGCCATCAAACGAATACGCTTGGGGGATGCCGGTAACTGGCGTGGTGAAGTTCTGAAAGCGATTCATCTCGACAAACGATATGTTGGTCAGCCCGACATTGGAGGTCGGATTGATCGCGTCCATCACCTGAAACTTCTGGCCTGCGCCGGTCATCGAGTAGATATAGGTGCCTGCCACCGTGGGGAAGGTGACAGTCTGGCCCAGCACGTTCCAGGCGTAAGCATCTTCAATCTGGCGCTTGGCATCGTTGACAAACTTGCCAATCAGCGTTGAGTAGCTGGTTTCGTTGGCCGTAGATACCTGCGTCTCGCGCAGACGAATCAGCACATCGTTGATCAGTTGCAGGTAGGTCATTGCCGTGTCAGCCCTATTTCTTCAAAGGTTGCGGTCACAGAAATAGTTGAGCCAGATTCTGATAGCGCAGTAATGTAGTCGCCTTCTTCCAGCACGATGTACTGGTTGACATCAATCTCGGCAAGCGTCGATTTAGCGCTAAGTGTGAACTCAGTCGTGATCGGTATAGTTGAAGCTGCACTTGCGTCATACCAACTAAAACTGATGTGCTTGTTTGATCCACCATTGTTTGATGCGTGAAGAAGCACGCACTTAGCGTAATAGCCGGTCGGCACCGTGTACAACGTGGTAGTTGTATTAGCGGTTAAACTTCTACCGACTGAGAGTGGCCTCACTTCTTGTTCCTCGCTGAGATTGCCTTGGCTTTCGCTTTTGCATCCGCTTTGGACGATGCGCCCCAGGCTTGGAGGGACAACAGGAGGCGAGTCGGTTCGCCGTCCTTGTACTCAGGCCCAGGCATATTGCCCATTCGCGCTAGGAAGGAGGCCCGTCGCGGGTTGTCGCCTGATTTGACCGGAGCTTTTAGAGAGCCACCGGTCGCAGCATTATAAGATGCCCTGCCCTTGGCGTTCAAGCCGCCTTTTTTGTTCTGCCCCTCTTTTCGCTGCCAGGCGGGGGTTTTCATTTCTTCTTGGCCTTGCCAGCTTGCGACAGGGCGATAGCCACCGCCTGTTTCTGGGACTTGACGACCGGGCCACCTTTGCCCGAGTGCAAGGTTCCGGCCTTGTACTCGCGCATGACCTTGCTGATTTTCTTCTCAGCCTTGGTCTTTTTCATTTGCCACGGCCCATCTTCTTCATGGGGGCAGACTTCATAGGCGGCGCTTTCATGGACTTGCCCATTTTGGCGGCGTACTCTTTAGCCTGCTTCTTGCCTTTTTGAGTGTAGGCGAACTTCTTTTCTCCAACCATCGGCATATCCGTCTCCTTAGATAGTGGCTACTTTACGAGGGCGTCCACGGGGCCGAGCCGGAGCCGTGAACGGCGTGTCATCACGCTGCTTGTTGGGGTCAAACTCTGGCGAGAGTTCTTCTTCGTCCACACGGACGTAGCCCGCGTGGCCGCGCATCGAATCAATGTCGTGCTGAAGAGTGAACGTCACCGTATTACCACTCTGAAGACAGCGAAAGGTTGCCATTTGAACTCCAAAAACAAGGGGGCAAAAGCCCCCCTGCTTTAGACAGCGCGTGCGACGATCAGATTTAGCGTCGTAGACGCCAAGTTAACAGAACCGGCGGTCGGGTTGTAGGTCACGATAGTCACCGTGTTGGCGGCGGATACATAAGCCCGTTTGACCAGGCCAGCCTCGCTAACACCAAACGAGAAACCGATAACCATATCGCCCAGAGCAACGCCAGGGACGGTAACCGTATCCGTATCCGTGGCACCAGCGCTAACAGCGCCAGCGTCAAGGGTACAAGACACATCCCAGGTATCCGTGAACAAGCCACGGAATTGGACATTCCCGCGACGGGAAGTGACAGCGGTAGCAGCAGCCA